GACATTAAATTCTTGGCAAATGAATCAGCTGCTAACTTTAGCAAATACACCAGCATTCTATCTTTTGCATTTCTAACGGAAACATTCATTTTTATTGTCCTCCACTTTTATTTATGCCGCTAGTTTCATCTTATCTTTTATATATTGTACTCTATCAACCCAACCTTGTTTGGTTAGGAATCCCCATTCTCTAGTTCTCCATCCATGTATGAATAAAGTCCAAGTAGGTTGACTCATTTCTAGTCTGTGAAATGAGGTGGCTCTTCGCCATATAACTGTTCCAGGTCCGCGCCATCTTCCGCGCTCTCCGATTTTAACACCTTGTCCGTTGAGGATCGGAGTCCATTCTGTATAACCTCCTGCAAGAATAACGGTGAGGTAGTTCCAGGGGTGGTCGTGGACATCTCGGTCTTCATCTGAGAGGATGAGTCTGTGAACAAATATGTTTGGCCAGGGTTTAACTTCGTCGAATGCATTTATTTTCTCCTTAAATACCAAATAGTATCTGTGCATATATTCTCTGCCAAATCTATCATGGATGATACGTTTACGATTTAATCGTTCTAAAAGACGCAATAACATTATATAGCCTTTTTACTTAATAGAATAACTCCGTCTTCGACTTTCCATTCTAAGACGTCACCTTCAACCCATTGAACTTGTTTTAAAAGATCATCAGGTATTTCAATAATAAATTCACCAGGTTGATCTGGATCGTCTTGTACTACAGTTTGCCAAATTTGTTGTTCCATATCAAGTCCAAAGTGCGTGTCTAATTTTAATGAGACGAATCAGCATTGCCTCATCTTCTGCCATTTGTTCTTCTTCAATTTTTTGAGATAAATCCAAAGCAGTCATACATTCTTTTCGTTCTTCTTCGGTTTCATTCTCATTTCCCCACAAATCGCCGCCAGCTTTTTGTCTGCGCTTTTCGCAATATGCAGACCATCCACTTGCTTCCATTGCATTGGGGCGATTGGGGTATGTTTGTGTCCACCAGAAATAAAGTTCTTTGATTTCTTTTGCCGCAATTGCCTGTCTTGAAGGTTCAATTGCTTCGCCCTCTTCTGCATATTCTGAATTATCCAGAGATGCTGCCCAATCTAAATGTTCTAGACCTGCTTCAGGGCTACGCCATGTTCTCCAACGGAACCAACCTTTGGCATAGAATGGGGGATTAAACTTTTTATATGCCTCATCATCCCAGGCAATGTGTAGCCATGCTGTTTCTACTTCAACAAACTCCACAAGCTCATTGAATAAGCAAGGCAAAAAGCGATTGCCCACATCTTGCCACTGACCAGGTTTGATGTCTCTGGGATGTGCAGTAAGACTATTAGTGCGAGTAACCCAACGATTGTTAATATAATATTTTGCATTGTATAATGTATCTATTGGCAAACGAATAACGGTTTGTATTTTATCAAAGCCTTCTTCCACAATCCAATATCTAATTGGATGTGATTCTTTTGCTTCTTTTTCCCATTTGTTCCAACCGGAACTGCTTGCGGCTGTAGGCTTAGCAGTTCCTCGAATCCAATCTGCAATTTTTGTGTTTGACCAATATTGTTTCATTTTTATAACTTTATAGATGAGAAATCTCGAGACCGTTTATTAAACGCATCATTCATATTATATATGCTTTTTGGTTCCCTGTCAACCTTGTTGATATCCAAATTGGCATCTGTCAAACCCTTTTGAGCAGATTGTTCTAAATCATATAATTTCATTTTAGATCTATCAACACCAATCATAAATCTTTTATTAATGGTTGGATCATTATATCGATTCTTTAGTTGCTTAACCATAATTTGATTTGTCTGTTCAAGTTCTTCAGTCGAAATCAAAGCAAACATAAAATCAACTGTTGCAGGCAAACCAAAAGATTCAGATGTATCTGTTAGTTCAACATCTGTGTTACCATAACCACTTCGGGTTGTCTGTGTAGCTGATAGAATCGGAAGATCTTCTTCAACTGCCAAACCACGAAGTTCTTCAGCAATAGATTTAATAAGGGTGTAAGAATTAATGTTAGACCCAGATTTGAATCTAGAACTAGAACAAATATTTAAGTAATCAATAATAATCATTGCTGGCTTAAATTGTTTCTTTAGTTGCAATTCATTTAACAAAGCCTTAAAGTGTCCAGTATGTGCGCCGGCAGTAGGATATTCTTTAATGATTAATCTGCCTTCAGTCTTGTTTCTAATCTTTTCAATACGATTATCGAACAATGCCTTCGGAAGATCTTTTAATTGATCCAAAGTAATATTCATTAAGTTTGCATCAATACGTTCTGCAATTCTTTCTTCTGCCATCTCAAGAGTAATATACAAAACATTCTTACCTTGAGCCAATGTAGATGCGGCCACGTGACACATAAACAAAGACTTACCAACACCTGTACCTGCAAGAACAACATTCAATGTCTTATTGGGCAATCCGCCATTTGTGATCTTGTTAAAATACTCAAGATCAAAGGGCGTTCTTGATTCTACACGATGATAATATTCATATCGATTGTCTGCATTCTCAATATAATCATGTCCTACATTGTTATCAAAACAAACACCCAATGCATCTTGTAACAATGCAGGGATACCATCTTGAGTCTTTGCAGAATCTCTACCATCAATGATTGCGATTGAATTTAGAATTGCATTATAAATTGCTTTGTCTTTACAGAACTTTTCAGTCTCTTTATAAAGCCAATCTTTATTATGATCTGTTGGTTCTAGTTGTTGAATAATTTCTGCAACTTCTTTATACTGTTCCTCATTCAAACTTTTATCATTTTGAATTGCAACAATCAAAGCATCTTTGTTGGGCGGTGTATTATATTCATCAATGAATGTTTTAACTCTATCAAAGATCAAACGATCATTGTTCTCTAAAAAATAATCCCGCTTTAAGAACGGGATTACTTTTCTCATATATGCATCATCAGTTACCAGGTTTTGCAGAATCACCTGTTCGATTTTCGAATTCATTAATTGCCTTTGCTAAAATATCATTTATCACTTCTGCGATTGTTCTATTAAATTCTTCAGAATTTAAATCTGCTTCTGACTTGCCTTTTGGTCTTTCGATAAAGTTAAAGTCGAGTGCGGCGGTTCCGTCTCCAGAATTATCATCCATCTCGACGGAATTAATACTGATGGTTGTTCCGGCAAACTCACCTTCCAGAAGTTTGATGCCCCATAAATCTTGTTTGCCATTTCTAACTGACCACGGTTCATACTTCACTGGCATTTTCAAATTCCTCGTCTAAATCAATATTGCTAAAACTTGTACCTAACATATCGCCGCCTGCAATACGATATTTGTTCTCAATAAAAGTTCTAAAGGCTTGCGATGAAATAATAGGCAACCAAAACTCTTTGGTGTATGTGTCTTTTAGTCTAAGCTTCTTATCTGAGATAACACCTGTTTCTTTATTGACAGATGAATACCAACCATTAGATGGCTTAATAATAAAACCACCTTCAAGTGCTACATCGAGTAGACCAGACCATTTGCTAATACCACCATCGAATGTTACCTCGACAGGAATCTTAGACTTCTCACGAACAAACCTTGACTTCTCAACATTGATAATAAAGTTATATCCAATAACTTCTGTGCCTTCTTTTTCTTGCTGACGACCAATAATAAAAATCTGATCTGCAGAATAATAAATGCCAGTACCACCTGAAACAATTTGTTTGGGAAACAAGCCAATTTCAGAATAAGTATGGTTAACAACAATCATTGGAATATCTTTAATAGTCAAATGAGGTGTAATCATTCTAAACAAAGACTTCATTTGTTTGGCACGAGTCATATCTGCAACAGACTTGCCTTCAAGTGCATCATCAACTTCTTTCTTTGAAGCTAGATTGCCTACTGAATCAACTACAATTATAACATGATCGCCACGTTCTACATTGTTAATTTGGCTCATGATATCAAATTTAAGTTGTTCAATGTCAGTAATAGGAGTGTGCAAAACACGACTGGGATCAATACCAAAGTTATCAAAGTATGCTTGCGGTGAACCAAACTCTGAATCATAGAATAAAACGACAGCATCCTCATACTTATCCAAATAAGCTTTGGCAAGCAATAATGAGAATGCTGTTTTAAAATGTTTAGACGGACCTGCAAATACTGTAAGGCCAGGAGTAAACCCACCCTCAAGACTTCCAGACATTGCGACATTAACCATTGGAACAGATGTTTGAATCATATCCTTCTTTGCAAAGAATTTGGATTTGCTCAAAGTTTCTGTTTCTTTGATTGTCGAATTTTTCTTTAATTTTTCAAGTAACGACATAATAACTCCTTAAGTAATTTCAATATTATAATATAATTATAGCAAAAAGTCAATAGTTAGTTGCACCAACTTTGTTTTGCATCTCCGTAATATTCACGGGCGAATCCGTTTTTAATCAACTCCGCTCTAAGACTTACGCCGTTTAAAAGAACATCTCCTAAAATGCGACCACCGAATTTATCCCAACCATATAAAACAACCTGATGTTTCTGAGTAGAATTTATTGCGTTTTTGGTAAACACACTAGCAGCTTCGCCGCGTTGTTTTTCGGAATCGCATTGTCCTCTAAATCCCTTTTCAGGAGTATCCACACCAAATATTCGAACAGCAATTTCAGGCTTTAGGGGTGCAGGTAAATACGGTGCAGCAATAACCACAGTATCTCCGTCTGTCACTCGTATAATGTTAGCGTCATATGTTACTCCTTTTGGAGTCTTTTGTGCATAACTTGAAGATGCAATAACCAATGATGCCAATGTTATTGCTAATAGTTTTAATGTTTTCATGCGAATAATCCTTCTAATGTTGCTTGTGGCTTTGCAGACCAACCTACACCATTTAATATTGTTGTTAAAGGTTCAAGAAACGATTTCTCAAACATTGTGTCATAATCTACATACTGCTTCAAATTGAACTCTTCAGGAATAACATTGATAAAGGCAATACAATTTTCTTTAATCAAGTTTGGTTCTTTTAAGTAAATGAATTTGATCTTATCGCCTTCACTTATAAGTTCATACTTTGCAGCTATACCTTTTTCTTTTAGATAAAAGTTATAAAGTAAAGCTCCTCTAACGTGCATCGGAGTAGCTTGTTTATATATAGATGCTCTGTCTGTATATTTATCGACTCCGTTTACTCCTCTGGGAAAGGCAATTAATTCAGGTTCCATTTTACGATACTTAGTTTCGAACTCGCGAATGTAATCTTGTAGCTCTTGTTCTGTGCCTGTCAATGCCAATTTAACTGCTGATCTCAAAGCATCTCGTACAGGCTCGGGAGTAGATGATCTAACAATCTCCAATCCCATGACCTTTAGCTTTGGTTCTTTATATTGAACACCCTCATTGTTATACACATTCAGGGCATATCGTTTCTTCGCAACCCAAATGCCTCGATCTGCAATGACCTCACGCTTAAAATAAATCTTTGTTTCAAAGGCATTGGTATAATCTGCAAGCATATCGCATGACTTATTAATTGCCTTTTCAATCTTCTCATTACAAATCTTATCTAAAATCTCCACAATCTTTTCTTTTGGTTGATCCTTGTAGAACTTTTGAACCAATGGATCAAGTGTGATATAACAAGCATCTGTATCTGAATAGAAAGAATAGATGTGATCTTTGGTATCACATACTTTGTTTAAGTATTCATTCAATGCTGCACCCACTGTTTGAATAATATACTGCCCTGTTAATGTGATACCTTCAGCAATGTTTGAATCATAGAATCTGAAAAACTCATTGCCCCAAGCACCAAACAAAGAGTTCAATTGAATTTTGCGAGCCATCTGAAAGTTATTAAACTTTGAAATCTCTTTTTGCCACTTCTTATCTTTGGTTTCTTCATACTTAGATTGAGCAGCCAACATCAACTTCTTATATCGTTGTCGATCGTCAAATAACTTCTGTACAATCTCAGGAAAGAAACCTTGTTTCTCTCTGGTATAGCAAAAACCATTTGCAGACATACAATAG